AGCAGCGGCTAAGAGAACCATTTGGCCAGCGCCCTTAAGCGCTTTCTCGCTGTCTGTGGACATAATCTTTGCAGCGGCCACCAGGACCGTCGTTACACCGACAAGACCAAGGGCACCTTTAGCAAGTTCACCCCAACTAAGCGCTGCTAGGCTTTTGCAAACTCGGGCCATAATAGCGATACCGAGAGACATGATGAGCATTTGTCCGGCGAACTTAGAGACTGCCTTCTCATCCTTGCTAAGGATCTTGGCAGCAGCTACAAAGGTTGCAGTGAGAGTAAAGACGCCCCCAACACCCTTGGCAAGTTCGCTCCAGCTAAGACCGGCAAGCTTCTTACATGCTGTGGCCAGGATAAGAACGCCAGCAGACATGAGGATCATCTGACCCCCAAATTTAGCAACCGCCTTCTCATCTTTACTCATGATCTTAGCCGCAGCGACAAGAGTCGCCACCAGAGCCACAATGCCAGTAATACCAACGAGAAGCTCTCCAAAATTAAGCCCCGACAATTTCTTAAGTGCAATGGCCAGGATAAGAACCGCCGCAGCTAATTGGATCAGCATGGTTCCCATTGTGCCGAGAGCGCTCGATGTACCAAGCCCAAGGCCCTTAATTCCCTTAACACCGTTTAAGGCGTCAAACTGCTTAACCATGGCCATCAAGTTGGCGATAAACACCTCGATAACAACCATGGAAGATGCAAGTTTATCAGAATCGATCAGAGAAATAATGAGCAACGCGGCCGCAAGTATCAGCAACGCAGAAGCAAGCTTCTTAATATTGTCATACTTAATACTCTTGTTAAATGCCCAGAGGTTACTACTGATGGCCTTCAGAGCGCTAACAAAAGTGTCGATGCCGCCCGTAATGGTCTTGACGCCTTTGACGAAGCCTTCTTCGAGAAGGGTCCGCCAACGATCAATCATCGGTTTCCAGTCATCAAACCACTTCTTATATGCATGCTTTGCCAAAAGGAGTGTGCCAAGAGCAGTAAAGAACCCGTTAAGGCTATTTCCATTAAAGGACTCTCCGATACCTTTGAAAAAGTCGGAGATCTTACCACCAATCTTCTCAACCAAGGTCCAGAGCTTCTTGAGGAGGTCAACCAAGGTCTCGAAGCCGGGCATAACAAGCTTCTCTTTCAAGAAACCCGTAAACTTTTTAATGCTCTCGATGCATCTACCAAGATAGTCGGAAAGACCGCCGACAACCGCCTGAAAAGCTCCGGTCCTTTCAACCGCACTTGTGACTTTTGTCAGCCATCTACCAATTGCGCCGGCGATGCCAAGCAGTCCACCTCGAACGCCAGTCAACTTCGAGAGAAGGTTGCCGGCACCTTTGGCCACGGTAATGATAGCGTTAACAACAAGTTTAAGGACAGAAAAGACACCCTTAAAGGTATCTCTAAGATTCTTTGATTCGGCGCTACCAAGCTTGATCTTGGCGGTCAAATCCTTGAGTTTGGCTGTGAAATCAATCAGTCGATCCGCAGCTACCGTCGGAAAAATATCTTTGAAAGCTTGTCCAACCGGCTTCAAGATACTCCAGAGCCCAGAGAAGACGTTTGTGAGGGTTTTCACAACATTAGACAAGATCTGAACTCTGTCCTCAGAGCTCATTCGACTAAGAAATGCTTTTGCACTCTCGGCCATTTTATTAACGCTACCGGTGAACTGGTCGGCAAGAGGACCGACGGCAGACTTAATGTCGTTGATTCGCTCTCTAAGAGTGTTAAAGAGTTGAACAATTGGTCCATTTTGAACTATTAGAGGTGAAACAAACAGAGCACCAATTCGAGCCAAAGCTGCCTTGATATTGGACAGCGAGCCGGTGAAAGTCTCATTGGCCTTCTTAGCGTGCTCGCCGAAAGCGTCGTCCATAGCAGCAGCAAAGGTCTGGAAATCGATCTTGCCTTTGGACACCATCTCTCGCACTTCCGCTTCGCTTACATGGAGATACTCAGCAAGTGTTGCTGCAGCATTCATACCCCTCGAAGAAAGCTGAAGAAGTTGTTCTCCCATCAGTCGGCCGTTACCAGCAACCGTGGTAAAGATTTCACCAATTGAGTCGTACTCGCTGTTCGTCATGGCAGCAACACCAGCAACAGCCCGAAGAGAAGTAAACATCTCATCGCCGGCACGCATGCCGGAAGCCGCAAGCTGAGAGGCAACCTTTGCAGCCGAGTCCAGACTGTATGCAGTACCATCAACAGAGTCATTAACGTTCTTCATGACGGCGGAAACCTGCTCTTCGTCTTTCAGCAGACCCTGAAGCTGGAAATGTGCATTCTCCAGATTCATAGCTCTTCGGATGCCGCCTTGAACGACACCGCTGGTTATGAAGTTTAGAGTTTTGCTAGCGAATCGCATTGCCGAGTCCGTAAGATTCTGAATGACTCGCATACCGACAATTCCCAGTGTCGAGAAACGATTTTGCAACGCCTCAACACCTGCCGCCATCTGGCTAAAATCAACATTTCGGGAGGCTTGCTGAACATTCTCCAAACCTTTCGCAGCGCCGTCCATGTTCAAGCTCTGTTTCAGTTTGTCGAGTGTACTCATGCTGGTCTTGACATTGCGTTCGAATTGACCGTTGTCAAACTGCATTTCGACGACTCTCTGGTCGACAGTTCTACTCATAACTTGGTGACCTCCTTCCATGCATCATCGGCAATTTTATCGAATAGCGGTCGAATTACGGGGTTGATGTAGTCTCTACCTTGTACCCAACCACCATTTCGAGTTCCATGCCCATACTGCAGAATTATGGCAATGGGAACTCCATTTTGAATGTTATCGTTGTAGAATGAGATTGAAACAGAATCTTTACTATGATCGATTTCATATCGCCAGGAAGAAGCT